TGGTTGATCCAGTAAAGACCAAATGGCCAAAGGATAATTCCGGCCCGGTATAATAAAATATTATTAACCAAGTGAAAAATCATGAAAATTATATTTTGTCTGCCGGGAGCATCTTATTCCGGCAGGTTTTTGCAATGTTGGACTAATCTCCTCGGCGAACTCCCCAAACACAAAATTTCTTTCGGACTCTCTCAAGATTATCTCTGCAATATCTACCACGCACGAACAAAAGTGCTTGGTGTATCTATTGAGAGAGGTGTAGACCAGAAACCGTTTGACGGCAAAGTTGATTATGACTATCTGATGTGGATTGATTCTGACATGGTGTTCAAACCAGAAGATTTCTTCAAACTCCTAGAACACGACAAAGACATCGTATCTGGCATGTACAAAATGTCGGATGATGTAAATTATGCAACCGTTGAAACGATGGATGAAGAGTTCTTTGAAGAATGGATGCACTACCAATTCATGCAAGATAAAGACATCGAAAACAAGAAAGAAACCCTCTTCAAAGCAGATTACACTGGAATGGGTTGGATGCTGGTTCGCAAAGGAGTCATCGAAAAGATGAAATATCCTTGGTTTTACCCCCGAAAACAGGTGTGGAAACAGTATGGTTGGGAAGAGTTTGTTTGGGATGATGTAGAATTTTGCATGAGAGTGAGAGAACTTGGACACGATATTTGGATTGACCCCAAAATCCGAATCGGCCATGAAAAAGTCAAGATTCTGTAATACCCTCAAAAACTTACATAGAATAAATATATGTATGAAATCTATAAATATTCATAACCCTCTATGGAAGTTCAATGGCACTTACAATCAAGAAAAAAATTCAAAATTATACAATTGATCAAGGCACTACCTTTGAGAAAACGATAGGTGCAGAAAGTTCGGCTTCTGTAGCTGTAACGATTTCTTCTGGTACAGTTGCGGGCGGAATGGTCAAAAATTTCTCTTATTCACCTAACCTCAGATTAGAAGATTCTATTGATGGAGAGTTATTGCTTGACAGTACAGATGGAAGCGGAGGTGATGTGGGGGATAATATAACAATCGAACCCCAATCATTTACAACTTCTCTTACTGGTGCAAACTGTACCTTTTCGTTGACTGCAACTCAAACAGCAGAACTTGTAGAGGGAAAATACTACTATAGTCTTACATATACACAGAGTGGTGGTGTAATTAAAGAACGACTTGCAGAAGGACTCATTACAGTCGAAGCATCTGCCTAAATCAACAACGGATAAATGAAACTATGTCATCAACACAACCAGCATCAACTACAGAACTGAAAGAATATGCACTGAGAAAATTAGGTAAGCCGGTCATTGATATCAATCTTGCAGATGAACAAATGAATGATATGATTGATGAGGCGATCCAAATGTTTCAAGAGTATCATTTTGATGGAACTGAAGAACATTATTTGCCAGAACAAGTGACTGCAAGCACATTGACTTTTGCAAGTGCATCTACTGGAACATTTCAGACAGAAGAAACAATCACGGGCGGAACATCAAATGCAACTGCAAGAACACATGAAGTAACAAGTACTACCGTTTTGAAATTCAAAGAACACAAAGATGGAAATGGACTTCGGGCTGCGAACACTTCTGGCGCTACATTTGTTGCAGGAGAAACAGTAACAGGTGGAAGTTCTGATGCAACTGGAACAGTCCATGCAACACAAGCAACAGCCGTTTCGTTTGGAAATGTAGATACACGATATTTAACAATTGATGATACAATTATTGGAATAAGAGATGTTTTACCAATCAGTCGAGCACTTTCTTCAAACGATATGTTTTCGGTTGAATATCAGTTTAATCTAAATGAACTTCCAAGTGTTCTTCAAGGTGCTGGTGGATTAGCCTATTTTGCGGCCACCAAACAGAATCTTTCTCTTTTGAATCAAATGTTTTCAAGTGGAACATCACGACAAATGAGATTCAATCGCATGACAGATAAACTTCATCTGGACATGGATTGGGACAACGCAGTTGATATTGGTGATTGGATTATAGTCCAATGTTTTAAAAAGATTGATGGTGCAACTTATACAGAAATATACAACGATATCTTTCTGAAAAAATATACAATTGCATTATTTAAGAAACAATGGGGTCAAAATTTAATCAAGTTTGAAGGAATGCAGTTGCCGGGTGGTGCAACTTTAAACGGAAGACAAATTTATGATGATGGAAACACAGAACTAGAACGACTTGACGAGGAATTGCAACTGAAATATCAGGCGCCTGACAACTTTTATGTAGGATAATCGAATGGCTACAAATTCATATTTCCGCAACTTTGATGCGAAAAATGACCAAGAACTTTTACATTCGATTGTTACCGAATCAATTAAAGTAACTGGTTACGATGTAAATTATATTCCTAGAACCCTTGTCAACGAAGATACGATTCTTGGCGAGGATTCTATTTCCGAATATAAAGATGCATATTCGGTAGAAATGTTTATTAAGTCTGTTGATGGTTTTGAAGGTGAAGGAGATCTTGTTTCTAAATTTGGTTTAGAAGTTCGTGACCAAATTATATTTTCCCTATCAAGACGAGCATGGGAAGGTTTAGATATTGGAACTCGGCCGAAGGAAGGTGATCTCATCTATTTTGGTTTGACCAGCAAACTTTTCCAAATCATGTTTGTTGAACACGAACTACCTTTTTATCAAGCGGGCGCACTTCCAACATTTGATCTGACTTGTGAACTCTTTACTTATTCCGATGAAGCCCTTGATACTGGAATAGACACAGTTGATGATATTGAACGAGAACAATCTTTTGTTCGTACATTTGAACTGTCAAGTATTTCTGGAACGTTCACTGTAGGAGAAACAGTTACAGGTGGAACTTCGGCAATTACTGGTGAAGTTGCTCGATGGGATTCTGCAACAAGTTACTTGTATCTCATTAACATGACCGGCACATTTACATTGACAGAAATCATCACAGGTGCAACAAGTCTGGCTACTGGAACCTATGCAACTAAAATTACAACCGATGAAACTACAGAAACTTTATCAACAATTGATGCTGGTACATCTGATAAAGTAAGTAGTTCTAAACAGTTTGAGATTGATGCAGATTCCGTCTTTGACTTTTCTGAGTCGAATCCATTTGGAGAAAATCCGTAATGTTTGGAACATATTTTTATCACCAGACCTCAAGAAAGATGGTGGTTGCGTTTGGTTCGTTATTTAACAATATTGAAGTTCGTAGAACTGATAGTAGTGATGCAGTAACCGAAATTATCAAGGTTCCTCTTTCTTATGGGCCCAAAGACAAGATGTTGATTAGGATTAGTCAAGATCCAAACTTAAATCCAAAAGTGGCGCTCACTGTTCCACGAATGGGTTTTGAGTTGACTGCAATGACTTATGATGGTGCGAGAAAACTCAATACGATGGGTCGGAATGTTAAAAAGGGAACAACTGGACTCAAGAAACAATACACTCCAGTACCGTATAATTGGGATTTCTCCCTTTATGTGTTTGTAAAGATTGCAGATGATGGAACACAAATCCTAGAACAGATCCTTCCATTTTTTACACCAGATTTCACAGTAACAATGACTTTGGTTTCTGGTATGAATATCAAGATGGATATTCCTTTGGTATTGAATTCTGTTACAAGTGAAGATAGTTATGAAGGGGATTTTGCAACTAGACGTTCTATTATTTGGACACTTTCTTTTTTAATGAAGGGGTTTTTATATCCATCTGTTACAGATAATGCAAAAATTATTACTTCTTCAGTTGTAGATACACATCTTATGTCTGCCGCTGCCGCTGCAGATCCGATATATATTGTTGCAGAGGATAGTACTCCTTATGCAAGAAATTATATGATCCTAGATAAACACGAAATAGATGATGCAACACGAATACGAATGTTGTCAGAAGTATCAGAAGATGCCTCTTCTGCTGGGCAAACAGTTAGTAGAACAACTGTTGAACCAACATCTACTGGTGCTTTAACAGATGAAGATTTTGGATTTAGTGAAACCTTTGAATTCTTTCCACATGGGGAAACATACGATCCAGTAGCAGAAACAGATAGTTAATGAAAAATGTTGATAAAGTAGTCGAGAACAGGATTGAAAAACATCTTGAACTTGTTGAACATAATAAAGAATATTATACAGAGGCTGAGGTTTTAAATCCTCCAAAGATTCTTCCGGCCACAATAGATGGAGAAGAAAAAGATACAGATTTTCGGTATGCTCGTGAAAATATGTATCATATTATAGAACGTGGTAGAGATGCCATGGATGAACTTTTGGAGATTGCGAAAGCAGAAGAATCACCAAGAGCGTTTGAAGTGTTTGGTCAATTACTAAAAAACATGACCGATACACAAGAAAAATTAATGGAACTTCATCGCAAGAAACAAATCATAGAAAACGATGGAGAACGACAGGAGGTCACTAAAGCACAAAACGTGACTAATGCATTGTTTGTTGGTAGTACCGCCGAACTTTTGAAATTAGTTAAGAAAGAGATAAAATAAAATGCTTGATATATTTAACACTTCTGAAATGATGATGCTTGGATTAGTATTATTTTCCTCATTTTGGATATTTTTATTCAATTACAGACAGGATAATAAGGACAAGTACAGTGGCCATGGATGGTTGATTCTACTTGATTTAATTATCAATATGGGAATGTCAGCAACTGGATATTTGTTGGTTTCTATTGTATTTACAAATGTTCCACAACTTGCGGCCTATGAAAGTTACCGTTATCCTATCGGTTATCTTTTTGGATTGACATCTAATGTAAGTATACCTATTGTATTGAAATGGTTTCAACAACAAATAACTAAAAAGTTGAACCAAGCTGGGAGAGGAAAATAGATTATGGCTGAAAAAGAACAAGCAAACGGAAAAGATCAAAAAATACTACAACATGATATTGAAGAAATAGATAAAAAAGTAGATGAAGTTCAACAAATGGAACTTTCTGCTAAAGACCAAATAGTTGCAAGTAAATCATTTATCTATGTTATTATTGCACTTCTTATATACTTAACCTTTTTGGTTATTCCAGATATAGAAGAAAAAGTTACATGGATGGAAAAAGATCTCAAATTCTATTCTAGTGCAGTCTGAACGATTCAAGAAATCAACTAGAGTATTTGCAAAAGATAATGCATGTGCATCTTGTCACTTGAGCCCAGATTATCTACTTCATAATTTACTTACCAAATATCCCAGTTATTCTGATGTTAAATCTTTTATGCAAGTGGGCCATCAACGATATTATACTATGACTACACCTATTCC